AAGCTGTTGTGCTACCATTACCTGAATATGAATTTTTTACTGTAGTTGAAGATATTGTCATATTAGTTTCTCTATATATTAAACTCTTTCATTACTCAATACCACATTATTGAGGTAATAAAACATTTATTTGATCTGATTCTCCTTCCTTGCTTTTACCTAAAAGCTCATATTTTTGTTTTTGAGCTTTGATTAATGCGTCTTTAACCTCTGGGTAATTTTTAATCATTTGAGCATAAGCTGCATCTTTATATGCTTTGAAAACCTTTTTAATTACCATCTCTTTTCCACCATCAAAATTAACATCACCTTCTTGTCTATTTTTATAAAAGGTAGAGTTCATTTGATTTAATACTTCTTCTTGAAAAGTTCTACCATTAATTTTTACTTTACCTGTATTTTCCATAAGGTAGTCATAAGCTGATTGACCATCTTTTACAAACTCTGTTAAATCTACAACTCTACTTCTAACCTTTGTTGGTGGAGTAAGTGCTATTCGTAGTCTTGCAATCTCATAAGCTACTGGATTATCTTTTACATCTATTTGTCTACCAACAAGTGATGGTCCTTGAACAAATGATGAAAATGATAAAATACCATCAGGATTAAAATATAAACTACTTGGTGTTTTTTCTATTGGTTCTCCTGTAATAATATCTCTTCTAGGTTCTAAGTATTTTTCACCTAAACCTGATCTTTCTAATATTTTATCTAAAAAACTTCTTGTTTCAAAGGCATCTGTTTCAGGTTCTAAAATACCTGGAATACCTTGATTTCTTAAAGATGCGTAAGGTATTAAATTACCAGCAACACCACCAAAAAATTGTTCAAATTTTTTTTCTGTAGGACTACCAATAAGTGCCATAGCATCTGTAATACCTCTTAAATAAGTTTTATTAGATGCGTTTCTCATAATTGTCATAATACCTGCTGTAAGCATTTCTTCTTTTTCTTGATCGTTTATGTTTGCTAAATTTTCTTTTATATCTGCAACAAAACCTAACACCATAAAACGAGGGTCCATTCTATTGTATTGTTTATATGTTACTGTGCCATCATCATTAAGTTGTGCAATAGAATAAGGTTGCCATCCTAAAGATAGCCAAGTTTTTTTTATTTCAAAATTAGATGGTCCATTACCAGTTATTTTAGGATACCTTTTACCATTTTTATCTTCTACATCTTCTGTAGCTAAATGTAGACCATATAAAACAACAGATGTTCCTAATAATTGTCTACCTAAAACTTCTGCTCTTGCTCTTCTATCACCACTATTCCACATCATTCTATTTTGTTTTGTAAATGCACCTAATCCAGGTATACGATTTGACATGTGTCTCCACAAGTTTGTAGGAGTTCTTATGAAAGGTGCTAAAAATCTAAATATAGGTGCAGCATTTAAAAAAGTTTGTATGTGTGAACCAATGTTCAAATAACTGCCACCCATTAAATCATTTGTGTAAGTTGCTTCTCTTGCATACTGAAGAGCATTTTGATTTATTGAACTTTCTGTAATATTTGCAGCACCATTTTTTGTAAAACCTTCTTTAAAAATTCTATCTATATTTTCTCTTCCTGCTTTTGATTGAATGTCTAGTCCTCTTTCCATAGTATTATCTAAAGCATTCACATAAAGTCTAGCTCTATAGTTTGATTGTTTTAAAAATTCATCACCTGTCATCAATAGTCTTGATGGTAGTTCTATAACTTTACCAACCCAATCAATAGCTGTTCCTGCTGCACCTTCGACACCAAGATTTGCACCACTAATAGGTCTTGTTGCTTTACCATTTACAATTTCTAAGTTGTCTTGAGTTCTTGAAGTAGGATCAAGAATTGCATCACCTTGTTTTAAGGCAAGTCGTGTCATTTCAACTACTTCACCAAAGTGCAACATTAAACCTTTGTATTGTGCAAAACCTAACTGAACAGCTCTTTTATCAGCTCTTAAAAAACCACCTGCTATTTGTTCTAAAGGTCTTATCAATGCTTCGTATACACCTGATTTTACGTTGATCGCTTGTGTAAATACACCTGATAATAATGAATTAATATAAGCAGAGTTAAATGCTTCTTGTATTCTTTGATATTTACTTTTTGAAACTTTGTTAATAACTTCTTCTAAAGGAGCATCTTTTATTAATCTAGCCATAGTAGCAGAATCACCTTTAAAGTTTTTTATAATATCAACTAACTCTTCTACATTTAAAATTTTACCTTCTGATCGTGCAACTTTAATATTACCAGCTTGTGTAACTCTTGCAGCACCTCTAATTTGATTTTTTAAATTAACAACAGTTTCTCTTACTACTTGACTTTGTAAAGCAATATCTTCTTTAGCTTGTTTAGTCCACTTATCTGTATCTCTACCAAATTGTTTTACATATTTTTCAGATGTTTCTTTTAATTGAAAAGCTAATTCTTGTAGTATTTGTTTTGATGCAATCATTCTAACAGTTGCTGTTTTAGCTCTTTCACCTTCTTTAGGTAATGATTTTAATATTTCTTTTTTATCTCTTGCCATAAGAGTTGCTAATTCTTCAGCTTCAGCATTTTTTAAAACATCATTTTGTAAAAAATCTTTTGTAGGTTCATCAAATCTTTCTGCAACATCATCTATAGTTTTTAAAACTTGAGCAGAATTTTTAAGTGATTTGGTGTTTAGTATTTTTTTAATGAAAGATTCTGTTTCTTTTTTAGCTTCTTTCTGACCAATATTTAATTTTTTTAGATATTCTTTCATATTAATAGCTGGATTATTTTCAGCTATTTTTTTATATACTTTTTTTGTTTTCTTACCTTTTCTTAAATCATTAATAGCTTCACCAGTTTCTTTATAAATTTTTTCTTTTTCTGCAAAATCTTTAGTCGCTTTTGCTTTTTTAAATGCTTTAAGACCAAACAATATTTCAAATGGTCCACCAATAAGCATACCCTCAAGTACATTTTTTACTCTACCTTCCATTTCAGTATCATCTTCATCTGTAGCCAAATATTGAGTAACTGCATTATTTAATACAGGTGAATCAAACTCAACTAACATATCTGATAATCTACCTTCGTTAGGATCAAACACAGTAAGATCAGAGACACCTCCTGCTGCCATACCTCTTATTCCTGTTTTAAGTAATCCACCTGACAAACCTACTGCTTTAAAAAATTTATTTGGTCCTATAAAACCAGTAACAAAACGAGTAGCTCCTTCTGTCATATTTTCTGCTAGTCCTTCAGGTTGATGAAAAACAGGTAGTTGTCTTTTTTTAGAATATTCTTCTGTTTTCCATTTTGTAGGTGAAACATATCTTGGTATAAAATCTTTAAATGTTACTTTACCATCTTCATCACCAAATTCTAATCCACCAAGAGTTACAATATTTTCATCTATAAAATCACCGGTTTCTTCAACAGCATTAACCACACCTTGAGCTGCTGATAAACTTAAACCACCAACTGTTTCCCAAAAATTAAAATCTTCTTCATCAGGATTGGTAATCAAACCTGAATTTACAGGTTCTATTTTTTTCGTGCTATCTTCAAATTGTTTAAAAAAATTTAATGCGTTTTCATTTAATGGTGTGTCTGCCATAATTAATTTTTCTCTCTGTCTTGCAAGATAGGTATGTAAATATTAAGCAATGCACCTACATCAGGATTACCTTTTTCATCAACAAAACCATTTAGTTTTGCTAAAGTTTTTAAAGTATTAGGTTGAGAAGGATCTGCATCATATTGTTTTTTTAATTCAAAGACAGCATCTGCTTCTCTAGTTACATTAAATTTATTTGATGTAAGATTAAATGCGGTAACTTTTTCAATTTCAATATCTTGATATTTATCAATTATATTCATTCTTAAATCTCTTGCATACTCTTGTTGTTCAGCATAAGTGGCATCAGGATTGGCAAGTACATAAGCATCAATTCTTTGATCAAATTCTTGACCTGCTTCAAATGCTTTTTCTCTGTTAGCTGCTTTATTTATACTAGCATCAAATTGATTAAAAAAAGTTAATTCCATTATTTTTTTTTGACCTTCAGAATATTCAAAAAAATTATTACCTTGTTGTATTTTTGTAACTTTATCTTCGTGTCTTATGCTTTCGCCTAAAACTTTTTCTTTTAGTTGTGCAAAAGATTTTTCAATAGTGCCTGATACAACCTTGTTACCATTGTATCTTTTAAAATTTTCTAATTCATTAATTAATCTAATAGCTTCATCATAATCTGCATTGGGATCACCCTCTACAGCTAAAGAACTAATTTTAGATTCATAAGAGTTATAAATAGATTTGTTAAAATCTTCATTAGATAAAAATGTTTCTCCTTTTAATGATGAATCTAAATTTGCTATTTGTTTTTCAGCGTTAGGTAAACCAATGAAAGAATCTGCATCTGTTAATAATAAAACTGTGTCAATAGCTTCAAATCTTTTTTTAAGATCATTAGCTCCAAGCATGTGTTCTTTATTAAATTTTTCTGCTTTATCTTTTAAATCTGTTTTATATTTTACTTTAAGTATTGGATTATCTGTTGCTTTATAATTATTTACTCCAATAGCCATTTCATCATTAAAAACTTTTGTACTTTCTTTTTCGTATGCTTTAAATGAATTAGTTTTAAGATGATAAATACTTTCAGAGTTTTCTAAATCAATACCACTTTCAACTAATTTTTTTACTCTTCTATTTTTTATAGTAGATAATTTTTGATTAATTAATGGTGTAATAGTTGTTTTCCAATTATTAATAGCTTCATCTTCGTTAATATTATCTTTTTGTGATTCAATAATTTTATCTGATTCTGCTTTTAGTTCTAATACTGCTTTTTTAGCAATTAATTTTTCTTCATTATCTCTTTTTTTTATTGCGTAATTTGTTAATTGATTTGCACCTGGTAAAAGACTTGCAGCAACAGTTGCTGTAGGAGAAACTTGAATACCAGTTCTAACACCACCAACATCAGTAGTGGGTTTAGCTGTTGATGTAAATGTAGGTATTTTAGGCATAGTTATCCAAACGCTTTCAGTAGACTTGTTCCTGCTTGTGCATAGTATCCAAATTGAGCTGCTCTAGCTTGTTGTCTAGCAAGATCACCTGACATACGAGCAAAATTTGCTTCTTCTAATTTTTTTGATTCAGCTACTTTAGAATTGTAATCTAAAATATCTTTTTCTATTTCTGCTTGTTCAGCATTATATCTTAATATTCTTAAACCAGATCCTGATAACTGAACACCTGATGTTAGTACAGCAGTTTTTGTTTTTCCTTGAAGTTGTGCAAATTGTTGATCAAATCTGGCTAAATCAAATTCTTTTTGTTGTTCAATTCTTTCAGCTTCTTGTTCTGCTATTTGTGCATTACGATTTTGTATTGCTTGATTATATTTACCAACAGCACTCGCTTGTTGTGCTGCCATAACAGATGTAGCTGCTGAAATAAAAGGTGCTGCTGGAGCTAAAAATCCCATTAAAATATCCTCGCATATCTGTATTGGTCTGAACCATCAAAACCATAGTGTTTCATTAATCCCTCGTTTTCTAATCCTAACCACTCTGCAAATCTTATACCTTTGTCAAAGTCTGATCTTACAGCAGTTTGAACTCTTTTAATATTATACTTTCTTGCAACTCTAGCAAAATCTTTTTTAATTGCTTTTGCTACACCAATAGGATGTTGCCAAACATCTTGGGTTGCAATAACCCAACCTTCTGCTACTTGACCCCATATCATTTTCATACCAGCAGCAAAGATAGGTTTGTTGTTTACTAATCCTGTAAAAGATAAATGATCTTGTACTAAGTTTATAGCATCTCCTTCATACTGTGCATCCTTATCCATAAGTTTATGATTCATTTGACATGATAATATAAATC